GGATCACCCAGCCGACTGGATAGGGGATGGTGGTGCCGGGCTGGAGCTGGGTGCCGGTGGCCAGCTGGCGGAACTGGATGGCATTACCCACATCGCCGGCCACGAATGCGCTGGTGGAGGCAGTGAGCGTGATGGGATCGGTCGCGTTCCAGGTGCCGGCCGTCGAGCTGGTCATCGTGGTGGACGACGTGTTGCGACCGTCATAGGTCAGGCTGCAATCCGTGAAGATCGCATCCGACAGATATTGGAAGTCCTGGAACTCGCGTGGGGCTATGCGTTCGATGCTGCGCTGGATCTGGCCGTTGATCTGGCGATTGACCACCAGATACACCGTATCCGCCGTCCCATCAGGGACGACGCACACCTGTTCGACGATGCCGTTGAAGCTGTCATGTTGGTGCCACGCCCACATCTCTTGGTCCTTGATGTAGGTCATGCCCAGGAGGGCGCCGCTGGTCTGGACGACCCAGACAATGGAGTTGAAGACTTGTTGCCAGTCGATCTGAACGATGCTATTGCCCTCGAATAGATTCGGGGCATACAGCGTCGTATCCTTGCCGGCGAAGTTGCTGGTGTAAATGCTGTATTGGAGATCGCGGACGATGTTGCCGCGCGACTGCACGAAGAGATCGGTAGTTCCGATGGTCAGCGGCTGGAGCAGGGCCGAGCCAGCGGATCCATTGCGCACGAGGCCGATGGCGGTTGGTGTAATGGCGTTGAAGGCGTTGCCATAGGCGATGTATTCGCCAGCGCTGGTGTGGATCACCAACTTGCCGATATCCACCAGGCCCTGGACGAATTGGCGCTGATTGCCGGCGATGGTGAACTGGATGGCTCCGCTATCGAGCACGGGGATGGTAGCAGTGAAAGCCTGGTAGCTGGCCGTGCTCGACGCCCACACGGTTTGCGGCTGGTTGACGGTGTTGGCGAACAACAGGCGCTGCTGATAGGCGCCGACCACAGCCGGGTAGTCGTTGGCAGTGGCGAACAGCTGGATGGTCGCCGGTGGTTGCTTGGCTGAGTCCGGGGCGATGTTGATATCGTTGAACGTGGCCGTGCTGGACGAGCCAACAAAGCTGTAGACCCCATTTACCGACTCGTAGATATTGTACGAGCTGGCGCCTGCGACTGGCGTCCAGCTTACGACGTTGGGGGTCAGGCTAGACGGAACGCCGCCGATGCAGGTCGCCGAAGCCGAAGCGAGGCCTTCGATGCCGGTGGTGGCACTGATGGCAGTAACCACGTAGGAGAACGTGATGGCGCTACCGGATCCGCTAGGCGCGCCCTTGATCGGCTGCGCAGCGATGATGCCGTTGTCGGAGAAGGCATTAGAATTCGATACCCCAATGAGGTAGTAGGGGCCGAGGACGCCGCTGGGGACAATCGATTTATAGATTGCATAACCGGTCACGCCGCCAACCGCGGTCCAGGCCAGCGCTACGGGATTGGCGCCAGTGGCGGCACCAACAGACGCCTGAGCATCGGTCGAATGCGGGCCTTCCGCATTCGACGGGATGATTTGGTAGGCCGTAACGACGTAGCGATCCTTGGTGCCGCCCAATCCGCCAGTAGCGGTCAGACCGGCGACGGTCGGCACCGTAATCGATGGCGGAGAGCCGGCTGTGGCCACCACGCCGGTGGGAATGCCCACGCCGGTGGTTGCTTGGAAATTCGACATCGTCCAGTTAGAATCGCTCAGGTGCACCAGCTGCTGCGGATAGAACGCCTGGTTGACCAGGATCATGATATCGTTGAGCTGCACATCCTGAATGGTCGCCAGCGATGCCTGGGTGAATGGCGCCGGGATCTCCAGGCCGGTGCCGGACATGGCGTACCAGTTAGAGGGTGATACATCCGGCTGGTTGCCGAGATTCGCGTCCGTCTTGGAGTAATAGGATATGACCCCACCGCCGTTGTTGTACTGCGCGAGATCGCCGATGCCGTAGGAGGTGGTGTTGTTCCAGACAGTATCGAGAACGCGCCGCCAATAGGCGGTCGGGCCTGGGTAGGACGGGACGTTGGCGGAGTTGGTTTGCAGGCACACGTAGTAGGTGTTTGTCACCCGCACCACGTCTCCCGGATTGTAGGTGACGCCGAATGCGTAGACGGGAGCATTCGCCGGGATGACCGGAATGGGCGCGCCGCTCTTGTAGAACCGGATGTATCCGGCGCCGACCTCCATGAGGAGGCCATAGCCGGTGGTGCTGACAAACTTGATCAAGCGCACCGGGTTGGCGGAGTTCTTGACGTTGGACACGTAGATGGTGCCGCTACGGTTCTCCAGGCTGCCATTGCGCGTGACAATCGCATTGCGCAGGGTGCGCAGCCCGGTGGTGTATTTCGCCAAGTCGGCACGGCCCAGGAGCGCGGGCCCGAGAAGGCCGCCCGAGAACCCGCTTTGACGTAGGTCCAGTTCGGTCATTGGCAGTAGCGCCCACGCACGTACTCGGCCTCGTAGGGTACGAGGTAGCGGTCGTTCTGTGATTCGTTTAGGAGCCGCGCCCGCGCCGTCTCTTTGGCGCTACGGTACATCTTCTCGCAGAACGCCCGGGCCTTCTCGTCACGGCTGAGCGGGTACAGGTCCATCGCGACGCGCCAGGCCAGCATGTCCGAGAAGTCGGCGCTGAACTGGCTAGCGTCATCGACCAAGCGGGTGTAACGGATCCATGCCGAGGGGCAGTCGGTCATGATCAGCCGGCCCGTGGTGTCGCCGGCCAGCTCGAACGGGTAGGGGTAGGCGTTTCCGTCCTGGCGCGTGAACGACAGGTTTTGATAGAGCCCGGTGCCCGGCGTGCTGGTGATCGACGGATTGGATTGCGCGTTGGTGACGATCGATCCCTGGACGAGACGGCGCACGCTCAGGCAATCGGCCGGGTAGCGGTACGAGTAGATCCACTCCGGGCACGCGGGGATGCCCGTGGTGCTGACCTGATTCAGCGCCGCCCACTTGTTGGCGAACGGGTACGGCCAATCGGTCAGCTCGGCATCGCGGTCAGCGAAGTACCAGATGGACAGCAGCTGCGCCGCTGGGCTCTGGTCGGCAAAGCTGGTGATGGTCTGCGCAATCTTGGCCCGGTTGAGGGCCATATTTGCCACGAGCACATCGCTTACCTGTACGTCAGTCACGGACGGCTCCTAGGTGGCGCCGCGTGATCTCACCGGGCCAGGGCGGGGGCGCTGCGCTTCGCCAAGTCATTGAGGATCTGGACCGGCTCCGGCACCTGATTGCGCACGCCCGTCATCGGGGTGCCTGGCGCCGGGACCGCCTGGTGGCCGTGGCCGGCGACCGTGCTCGACGCTGGGGTCGAGGTATCGCCTACGCGCTGCATCCACTCCCGGGCGAATGCCTGCTCGTTGCGGATCTTGAACCGGTCACCCGGCTGCCGCAGGTAGGCATGCAGGGTATCCGGCGCGCCATAGGTTCCGAGGTTGTAGGCTTCCACCTCGATGGTCCACTCGGTGGCAGTGGGTGCCGCTGGAGCGCTCGGCTGGGCGGCCGGAAGTGCCGCCTTCAACCGCTGGTTCTCTTCCCGTAGCCGTCGCAGCTCCGCCAGGTCTTCGGCCTCCTGCTTGGCTTTCGCCTCGGCAGCAAGGTCTTCGGGCTTGGTGGATTTTTCTGCGACGGCCATAGGCGACTCCAAGGTTTAGAGGACGGTGTAACCGCTGGGGTACGGGCGATTGTCCTGGACGGCGTCCAGGGTCAGCCAGCTGTTGAGCACGCCGGCACCGTGCGTACCGACCGACACCGCGTTGAGGCGGATGTAGCGGTAGTTGTTGGTGGTCAGCACCGCGTTGTTGAAGATCGACGCGCGGTCGATCTTGAGGCGCAGCTCCGAACCGGCCAGGAGGCTGGCTTCGGCAATCGCGCCGGTATCGCGCAGGGTCACGTTGCCAGACGCGAAGGTCGGGTCCGTGGCGTTGCCCTGGAGCGTGAGCTGGAGCGAGGTGCCGCCGGTGAAGGTGGTCGCGATCTGGACGTACCAGATCCAGTCCTGGCCCATGCCCCAGTCGCCAAGGGCGAGCGTGTCGAGGTAGAACGCGGGCTGCTGGGTACCCGTGGTGGGCGAGTACGCGGTCGCCAGCTGGGTATTTGCGTCGAGGATGGCCATGTGATCTCCGGAAGGTGTGAAGGTGGCGGTCTGGATCTCAGACCACACGGGCCTCGGTGTTGAGCAGCTGGTCGCAGTTGATGACCGGAACGCCCAGGAAGGTCAGGATCTTCTGCCCGGCGACTTCCATGTAGGCCACGGTGTTGTTGGCCTTGTTCAGGGTCTGGATGTGCAGCATCTCGCGCACGGTGCGGTTGCAGACGATGACCGAGCGACCCGGGTTGGCGAAGCTGGACATCGGGTTGCCGGTGCCGCTCGCCGGGGTGGCGATCGAGGGCAGGCGGTAGTACGCCTTGATCAGCAGCTTGATCAGGTCGGCCGCGTTGTTCTCGGCCGCGAGGTTGTTCGTGTCGATGTTCGCGACGCGCACGCACCAGCGCCAGTCCTTGAGGGCCAGGCCGCAGTTCCAGGTGTACTGGTCGCGGTAGACGGGGAGGATGGTGGCGCCGTAGCCGGCGGTCACCTGCGCCATCTGCTCGCCCCAGTCCTTGTGCTGGAGGCCGGCGGCCATGCCCTTGGGGAAGATGCCGGTGAGGGCCTTGTCAGCCAGGGTCAGGAACCAGCAGCTGGTGTTGGCCGAGCCAACGCCACCGCCATCCAGGACGTTGATTGCGTTGGCCGCATTGGCGGCGGTCACGGTCGGGTAGCGGGCGCTGAGGCCGAAGAAGTCGGACGGCGTGGTGGTCGAGTTGCCGTAGAAGAACAGCGTCGCGAACTTCTGGCTCAGCGCCTCGAAGTAGGGCAGCGCCATGCGCAGGCGGTAAGCACCGGCCTCGCCGTTGAGCTTGGCGAGCGCGATGTCGACTTCGTTCATCACGTCGAGGATCGACATGGCGTCGTCGAACTGCGCGACACGGCTGGTGCTGATCGGAATGCCGGCGCCGATCTGGCGCGAGCTGACGGTCGGCAGCGCGACGCGCACCGTGGTGCGATTCATCAGCGGGCCATTGCTCTCTTCCCAGAGCATGTACGAGATGATCTCGTTGCTCTGGTTCAGGATCTCGACGATATCCGCGGCCTTTTGGTCAGGGTCACGGCCCTTGGTCCAGTTCAGGAGGGTATCGACGGTATTGGGGAGAGCGGTGGCCATGGTGAACTCCGGGGATTACTGCTTGGGGTACCAGCGGTCGACCGCTGACTTGGGTGCCTGTGCTGAGGCGGGCGCCCCGGCGATGATGGTGTCCTCGGCGGTCAGGCGGCCGAAGGCGGCCAGAGCCTTGAGGGTGCGGCGATCGTTGGCCCACGGCGAGGCCTTGAGCATGGCGGCGAACTCTTCCACGCCGGGCATCGCGAGGGCGCGATTGGCCAGCGTGATGGTTTCTTTCAACTTGGGGCCGCCGATCTCGGGGTCCGCCTTGGTCTCGGTCGCGAAGGTCTCGCGCAGTGATTCGAGATCCTTCTTGGCCTGCTCCTGCACCGTGGTGCGGACGGCCTGCACGGTGGCCGACTCGCGATCGACCAGCGCCTGGGCGGCCTCGGGGGTCAGCTTCTTGTCGCGCGCGTAGGCTTCGATGGACTTGAGGTCATCGGCCGTCAGCGGCGACTTGTCCGGGGCCTTGAGCGCGTAGGTGACGGCGGTCTCGGCCGGCTTTACGTCCGGCGCTTTGGCGTCCGCGGGCTTCGGGGTCTCGGCCGGCGCAGCATCGCCGTCCAGGAGGGACGGCTGCTTGGCCGGCGCGGCGGGCTTGGCATCGGCGGTTGGCTCGGGGGGCTTGGTGTCGGCCTTGGGCGGATCGACCTTCGGGGCCACGGCGGCAGGCTGACCGCCGATGGTCACCGTTGCCTCGGGCAGCGAATTCACCCCGACCTTCGGCGCCGCGTCGACCACCGGCGGCGCTTGAGGAGCGGCGGCGGGCGTGGCATCGGGAAGAACGGCGGTGTTCATTTATTGCGCACTTGTGATCAACTTATGATCACCTGCGCAAATAGTCAACAACTAGTCGGATGCCGGTCGGTCCTGGGCGGCGGCCTTGAGGGTGGCGGCGTCCACTTCCGCCTGCTTGGCCTCCTCCAGGAGCATCGTGGGGAACACGGAAATCCCTTGCTGCCCCAGGAGATCCATGATAGCGAGGCCGACCGATCGGGCCCCCTCGTCGCGCTGGCCGCGGACCGGATCCTGGCTGGACAGCGCATGGATGCCGGTGAAGCGCATCAACCGCATGATCACGCGCCGGCCCTCGGGCGCGGCCAGCACGGTGGCCAGGTCGGTGACTTCACGCATCGCGCGATGCTGGGCGGCGATGGTCGCGGCGTCCACCTGCTCGGGGTCGCCGGCATTCGGGCGGTAGGGGGGCGCCAGGGACGGTCCGGGCAGCGTGTCCTCGCCGCCGGGCAGGGTGTCCTCGCTCACGGATTGCCGCCCTGGCCGATGGTGCCAAGCATGCGATTCAGGGCCGAGTCGCCGCTGGCGTCCGTGTTGGACAGCACCTGCGCGGCGGGCGCGAGCTTCTGGGCATTGGCTGCCATCTCCGCGGCCTGCTGCTGCTTGGCGCGCTGCTGGCGAATCGCGTCCATAGTCTTGTCGTCGCGCAGGATCTTGCCAGGCACGGCCAGGTCATCGCCGTACTCGCGGTTCATCGTGTCGGAGTCGATGATGTCGTAGGCATTGGGATTGACCGCGGCCTGCCCGCCGACGAACGCATGGAAGCGATCGATGGCCGCGATTTTCAGCATGCGCTGCGCCTGCGCGAGGATCGACTCGAATTCAAACAGGGCGTTGTGCCCGCGCATGACATCAGGCGGTGGCCCGATCTTGCCGCGCCGGCGCAGGATGGCCCAGGTGCGGCGGATCGCGGGCGTGAACAGCTCGCCGTTGCTGCGCTCCAGCACCGGGCCCAGC